TTTAATAATAAAAAAGATATATTTGATATTTTGGATAAAGTTGCTACACTATTGATTCCAATTGATGATGATATTTTAAAACTTCAAAGAGCATTTATTTTTGATGAGGATGTTCAGTACCCCTATCATATTGAATGTGAAGATGGCAAATATGAAGTAGATACTGAGTTCAAAGAGTTTGATAAAAATGACCCACACACAGTGTTTATTTTACGCCGCAAAGGTCTATTGAAGAATCAACTAAGTAAGGTTTGAATGCTTCTAGTGCTTCATCCCATAAAATCCTTCTTTCATATGAGGTATTTTTATCCATAAGAGCAATGGTTATTGTAAATCTCTTATCATTAGTTGGATTGCAAGAACTGTGAAGGGGTCCAACATTTACTAAACTACAATCACCAACTTCAACTTCATGCTGAAGTGATGAGTATTGTTCTCTTGTTACTAAAACTTGACCGTGATAATGGTCGTTTGTACGATCACCTATATTGTATTGACTTCTTTCTGGAATTTGAGTGGAGCAGACTTGTTCTGCACTAGTACTCACTCTCATCACCATATCAGAATTCCACCATTTCATAGTACTACCTTTACCACCAAACTGGAATATTAATTTTGCCCAGTCAGCATAGTAAACATTGTCAGAGTGAATAACACCATCATCATGTGGTGGGGTATAAAAAAATTCAATCCATGTTGAAGTAAACCCCATGCTATGTAACCAGGGTTTAATTTTATTATTATTTAAGTCTTCAAACTGAAGTTGCTTATGGAACTCTGGCCATCTAATTCCATCAGTTTTATACAAAGAAGTATTGATATTAGGAATATAATCCCTAATGTCTAAAAATCTATGATACGAATTCATAATTAAACTATCTCTGGTGCCTCAGTGCTTCCGCCATCTTTTGCCCCATCAAGATCTGGTTCATCAATTGGTGCTCCTAAATCCTCTCCACCAGAAGGCATTGGTTCTCCAGTAGCTGGATCAATTGGTGCATTGGGGTCTGGAATAATTCCCGCAGCAATTTCTTTCTTGATCAATTTATCCTGTTCAATGATTTCTTCGTCAGTTTGACGAAGCATTTTACGACGAACAAAATCTTGAGAGTAATATTTACCAATATATGGTTCTGCAGTTGCAGCAATATTCAGTCGCTCAGTCATCAACTCAGCATCTTTAAGTTCTGAGAAGTGGTTATCATAAAGGAAGTCATATTGAATATGCTCACTCATGATCTCCCAATCTTCAGGAGAAACAATATTTTTAAGTATAAGTTGTGTTCTAAGAAGATCATGGAACATTGCAGAGAATCTCTTTCTCAATCTTCCAACAAACTTAGTGAACTTCAACTCATCTCTTAAGATTTCAGAAGAACGACCAAGATTGAACCCCTCTTGTCCACCAATTCTGGATGATGGTACATTCAGTGAGCGGTATAGTTTTTCTTGGAAGTACTTAATATCTGAAAGTTCTCCGAGATTCTGTCCACCTGGTAGAGTTGTGATCTCAGTTCCGCGACCACCTTCACGACGGGGCAACCAGAAATCCTCAAGCATACTCATATGCTTTTTATCATCGCGAATCTCACCAGTACTGGAATCGTACACAAGTTTGTTACGATATCTCATCATAACATCACGTAGATATTGTTCTGCTTTTAGTTTAGGTAGATTGCCAACATCGATATAAAAAATTCTACGCTCTGGAGCACGGGACAATCTGTAGATAACAAGAGAGTCTTCAATCATTCGTAGTTGATTGAGACCTTTGATTGCTTTATGGAGATATGATAGTGTTAAATTTTTATTGCGATCTACTAAACCAGATGTGCAATAAGTGATCGAGTCCTTTGCAAATTTAATTCCTTGAGATGCTTGATTAGACCCCCTACTTGCAATAGATCCAATCTGACTTGACGATTGATTGTAAATAAAGTATTCTTGAACACTTGGAAATCCTGCATCTCTAGGATCTTTCTCACCATTTGGTTGATATTTAACGTCTCTTTGAGAATTCTTACTGCCTGCTTGACGAACAAAACGCATCTTCAATGCGTCAATATATCGTAGTTCTTGAATTCCGTCTGAAGGATTTTTTAAATCAATTACTTTATGATAGTAGAGTCTTCCATCTACATACCAATTTCTATAAATTTCATGACATTTTTTATCAAAATCTAGTAATGATAAAATATATTTAAATTCTTCTCTAATTTTTTTCTTAAGACTATCACTTGTACGCAGATTTGATAATTCAATCTGAACTGGACTGTCGTTTGTATCGCTTACAATTGCTTCGTTAACAATATCTTCAATTGCACCATCCACTTCTGGATGCAATGCCATCTCTCTATAACGCTTAATTAAATCGTATTCAGTTCTATAAACCCCTTCAATGTCAACATATGAACCAAAAAATCCACTGGTCAGATAATGATCTACCCCGTCCTCATTATTCTGAGGAACGGGGGAGACTGCACCTTTCGGCTTATTATCGCCATCTTCGATGGAAAAACCAAATAACTTCGCCATTATAATCTAGGCTTAAAACTGTTAGTACTATTTATTATACTACAAATAGTACTAATTCAATTTAGTCCATTCTTGTGCCTGTTTGATCACCCTCACCTTGAGAACCTGTTCCTGATGACCAATACTGAACTTGGAAGTCAACTGTAAACTCTTCTGGAGTATCGGTTGATTCGTATGAAAGGTCAATCTGCCCAACATTAGTCGGGAAGATGTCAAAGAACTTATAAGTTCTCAATGGTTCTTGTTGAGTTGTATCTCCACCATGGCCTTGGGATTCTTTCTGAATACCTCTACCAAGTTGGTGAACATATGCATCAACCATGTAAGAAGTTGGATTTGTAGCGCCAGTAGCGTTATCCAACTTACTCAACATGTTCATCCATTCTTCCATTGCTGTGCGGATTCTAAAGTCCTCATCATTAATGATGGTGACAGTCCACACATCGAAGGTTCTGTCTCCAGCAACCTTCAATACTCTACCCCTAAATGGGATTTCAATTTGAGCAACATTGGAAGCAGGCAATGCTGCTGCCTTTGCCATAAAACTAAATTTGTCTCTAGTTTCATTATCCCAACTCCCGCCAACAAAGGCGGGGAATTGAGGGATTTCAACCTCAAATAAATTTGGTCTTGCAGCACCGCCTGCTAATTTTGATTTGAAGGTGCTGATAGTTTTGATCTGACGTGCCATTTGTTAATTCCTCCGTGGGTTATATATCAGATAGATCAGACTCTACCAGCGACTTCCTCGAAGGAGACGCCAGTTCTGGTAGCAACAAACGTCAGTGTGACGTAGTTGATGGACTTAGCAGGCTTCAGGAAGATGTCTGCTCTGAACTCATTGTTATCAATAATATCAGGTGTATTATTGGTTTCATCACAGATGACAAGATAGTCATAAATTCCGCGCTTCGCTTGGATATCGCGGAGATATGGTTCAACAATATTTACAAAGTTAGCTCTTGTAATTTGATCGTTGAATTCAAAGAGTTGTGCTTCCGCTGCTTTTTGCAGAGATTGCTCAACTGTGAGGAACAAGCGACGAACGTTGATACGATCGAATGCAGATGAGAAGGCAAGAGCGGTCTTATCACCGAAGAGAAGTACTCCAGCACCAGACTGATTAACAATGGAGTTAATTCTTGCAGAGTATAGTGCGTCTCTTTGTGCCTTATCTGGATTATATGCAAGTTTAATTGCATTCTTAAGAACACCTCTTTGCTGACCCGCTGGAGAGAACCATGGATACGCTACGATATTTGTGCGACACATCAGACCTGCAATGTCTGGGTTGCATGGAATATAGCGGAACAGATTGTTAAATCTGTCATATGTGTACTTATATCCACTATCAAAGATTGCATAAGAAGAGGAGGAAAGTGGTCCGAAGAAACTAATCAGATTGTCGGTCTGAGTTGCAGTATTCGTTAGATCTACAACAGATCCTCTATGTGGAGAAATTACAGCAACGCAATCTTTTCTTCCATCTGCAATGGATATAAGTCTATTTGCCTTTGCCTGAGAATCACTCATAGAATCACAACCAGGACCCATTATCAGATAGTCAATGGCAATATCTTCCTTGTTGTTAAACAGCTCATATCCTCCCATGATATCCCCAAGGGATGCTTTGAGACTGCCCGTGTCAGTGTAGTTTTTACCACCTTCAAGAGCATATACTGCTTTACCAATAGAACTAAAATTACGTCCTTGAGCGTCAAAGTTCCATCCTTGATCTGCAATCGCAGATTGAACACCAAATCCTGTTGGTTTATCGCCATTTGTATAAATGTTTGCTCCCCCACTTTCAACAAATACAATAGGAGTTGGGAACGTATTGTGGAAGTTGTCGTTAGTTGTACTTTGGTTTCCTCCAGCATAGAGATACTGGGAGAAGTTTGCTAGGTAGTTCTTATACCAGATTTTTTGTGGGGAATTGACTTGAGATACTGCGTCTTTTGCCTTAGACAGTCCGACATGCTTCTCAAGAATGTTACCTCTTACACCAGTAACCGATCCATCATCGTCAACAACAACAATATGCAATTCATCATTATTGGCATTACGCTCAGATGCATATGCAGAAGTTCCTGGTTTTGATGCAATTGTGCTCCAGTAAATTTGAGAATTGTCTAATCCAAGTGTCTGAGAGTTATACCAGTCATCAACGGCAAGAATCTCAACTCTAGAATTTGCTTCAGTAACTTCAAGAAGAATCTTGTCATCTCTAAGAGCACTAACCGTCAGTGTAGCGTCATCACCTGGTGTGACACCTCCAATTGTATTACCTGGAATAGTAACTGTAGTATTATCTTGATATTCAAGACCTGAATTAATTGCAGTTACCGTACCAATACCACCAGATCCATTTCTGTAAACATTAAAAGAGATTCCAGAACCAACGGTACTTACACCAGCAACACTTAGATATACACCACTAGATGCTGCAGGAACAACAGCAGCAGTTGTAAATCCAATGGTCTTAATTGCGCCTTGATTCAGATCAAATCCACCAATAGAAGAACCACCAATAGATACCGTCTCACCAACAGTATAACCAAATCCTGGGTTAGCAATTACAACACCAGAAGCAACAACGTTGCCGTCTGTATTGTTTCTAGTAATGTTGAATAGTGCTTGAGAACCAGCACCTGTTGAAGTTCCACCTATGCCAGAGTAAGTCTGTCCTTGCTCTCCATTAACTGGTGTGCTTGTAGTAATACCAACAGCAGAGATTGAGTCAACTGGAGAAGCAATTACTCCTGCATTATCAATAAAACTAATTCTTTGACCTTTAAGGAAAGAAGAATATGGACTATTCTCGGAATAACTTACTCTAGTATGTTTTCCTGGTTGTGTACCTCCAGTAGAAACTCTAGAGTGAATCTTAACTGAAACTGCAGTAACTCCAATCTCTGGAGTGTCTACAATTTGAGTGATTACTCCTTTTAAGTATCCCGTAAAAGATTCAGTTGATCCAACACCAGGAATGATTTGTCCTGTAATATCAACTGTTACTCCATAACCAACAGCAGCACCAAGGGATGAGGCAGAAGTTGTTGCAATACCAATGATTTGATCACCTAAATCGTCAATGACGCAAACCTTGAGGTTATTAGACCAGGAACCTGGATTTTTTGCAGCATATAAGAAGTTAGATGCACCATCAGCATAGTTGCTGTTATAGTCGTCAAAATTCTTAATCTTTGTGTCTGCAATTAGGGCAGTTCCAATACCAACATTCGAGTTGGCAAGTAGATTGCCATCGGTACGCACTACTTTGAGAATGCCACCGTATTGCAAATAAGAAGATGCAGACATCCAGTACTCATACTGATTGTCCTCTGTCTGGGGTTTGCCGAAATTGTTGATGAACTCTTGCTCGTTGGCAATAGTAATTGGTTCATTAACAGGTCCACGTTCAAACGGACCTGCGATTGCGCCAATATTATCAAGAACGTTCTCAGCTCTTCC